TGATGTAGTTGTGAAATTTAAAGGAGAAAGTGAGATAGGAAATAAGTTTCTAAAAACAATTTCTATGTTTGCATTATGATTTGAAGTTAAAACAATAAGTGTACCATCAGACCTAATACCACCAGGTTCACCTACAACCTCTTGTCGATTTAGATTTGCGAATTGTTCACTTTTTTGTGGAGAACCTAGACCAAATAACCACTCCTGTATTTCTTTATAATTTGATAAATTTTCATCAACAATAAATTCTACATTGAGTGGTGCATATTCCATTTTTGTACCAGGATAATACAACCTTAGATTTGGTGACTCTTGAGTAACATCTTCAATTGATATTTCCGGTAATGTAAATTCTTGACAAAAGAATTCCAGATTCGGTGCTCGTTGAAGAACGAACCTAAAGCCTAGTGGTGAAAGAAAGTTTTTGTTTGCGGTAATTTCAGACATAGTTTATATCCATTTTTTAACTATTTATAAACAAAAAAAAGGGGTGCCGAAGCACCCCTTAAAAGTGTCTCTTAAAAGAGATCTTTTTCTTACATCAGGTTCTTTACAGCCATCAGACGGTAGTAAACGTTTGTACCTGCGGTCAGGGCGCCTTCAAGACGAGTACTACCACCAGCGAATGGGTTTGAGACCATGCCGTAGCGAGTCTTGAATCCAATCTTAGGTTGGAAAGTATCTTCACCGATTGCACGAACCATTTGCAATGGAACGTATGGGCAGTAGAAGAGTCCAGCATCAAATGCGCTTGAACCTTTATAACCAACGTTTACATACTGGAGACCAGCAGATGAAGCGAAGTAAGGATCAATGTAGACTTTGAAACGACCGTTCAGGACACCAACGAATGTGTTGCCCGTGTCATCTACATTCATGCTGTTTGTAAGAGCAGGTGTGTAATCAAGAACACCAGCCATTTGAAGTGCAGAAGCAACATCAGATGAACAGATGATCAGGTTACCTTTACCTCTACGAGTTGCCTTTGCAATCGCGTTAGCTTCACGCTCTAGTTGGAACATCAGACCTTTGAATCTTTCAACAGACCAACGACCATTTGCGTCAACATCAAGATCGAAAACGCCTTGAGAAGCAACATTGTCTTGTGCACCGTCGGTGGCAACAACGTTAACTGTACGAACGACTTCACGATTGATTTCAGCAAGAATTTCAGTTGACAGAATGTTCGAAAGTTCTTGTTCTGCGTCAAGACCGTGAACTGCTTTCAGATCTTGAGCCAGTTCCATTGTATACTCAGCTTTCAGAGCACGAGAACGAGCAACAACAGAAACTTTCTCGATTGAGAATGCCATTTCTGAGAAACCGTTGTTTGTACCAGAGCCAAGAGCTTCAGCCTGAGTGGTTGACATTGCTTGACGAAGTGAATAAGTACCACCTTGGGTTCTTGCTGGGTCTGATTCATTACCAGCATCAGTTTCAGAAAGGGTACCACCACCCGCAGCGCCACCAATATTGTTATTGGCTGTTGCAGAGTAGTTTGTATCAGCTTCGTTGAAGAATGCTTCTACGCGCTTCTGTTCTTCGTTTGCAGCAGCAGTACCAGTACCGGCAGTGTTTGCAGCGTATTGTGAACGCATTGCGAAGATAAGTCCAGTTGGACCAGTCATTGGTTGAACACCGCAAATGTCATATGCGATCATTTGAGGAGCAGCACGACGAATCAGAGAGATCAAAACTGGATCGAATACGTCTACCTGACCAGTAGCACCACCTGCACCGTCAGCAGTACCCATTGCGTTAATAGGTGTTTCGCCGAGCAGCGTAGGTGTTGAGTAACCACCAGATGCATTTTGCATTGCATCCAGTTGTTGGTTTTCTAGAAGCTGTGCAACAACTTCTCTCTTGTGAGCATCTTCAATTTTTGGCAGGTCTGGGTGTTCCAGAACTGGTTGCCACTTTTCTACTAAAGTATTAACAGACATTGTTTTCTCCTTGTTGAGGTTTTATCTTTTTATTCAATGTTATATTATTTATAAAAACTTACTTTTTGATGGTTCTAGAAATAGCATCCATATAAGATCTCATTTCAGGAGCAACAGCTTCTGAAAGTTCTTCTTGTTCTACATATGGATCATAATCTTCGTTTAAAACAACCGAAGATGTAGGACTTGCAGTTTCAGAACCAAAATAATGTTCTTTCAGAGTTTCAAGTTTTGCTTGAAAATCTTCAGCGTCATTTGACTCAATTGATTCTGCAAATTCACGCAGTTTTTCCGCATCAGTTCCAATCATATCTTCTGCAACGTCAGCGAAAATTGCATTCTTTGCTGTATCAGCAATAAGATCATTCATATCAAAGTTTTCTTCCATGACAACATCCAGGCTTTCTTCTAGATCAGCAACACGAGCCATCAATTGCTCAACAACATCTTGCTTCTCTTCTGGTACTTCAATGTAATGCTCAACAAATAAAGTCTTCATTGACTCCATAAAATCTTCTACTACATCGTTCTTGATACCTTGTTCTACAGCAAGTTCGTTTTGTTCAATCCACTCGTTAACTACATAATCGAGGTATGAACTTACTTGCTCTTCAAGAGTACCAACAACAGACATTCTTTCTTCTTCTAGCTCTTCAGCAGCAGCTGCAACAAATGCTTCAACTTCTTCGTTGACTTTTGATGCGACAGCAGCTTCGAAGATAGTAGCTGCTTTACTCATACCTTCTTCGGTCAGCTCTTGACCGTTAAAGATAGAAGCAACTTCTTGTTCTGCATTGAAGGAATATACTGGTTCTTCATCAGAAGCTTCGTAATCTTCGTCGTCCATTTCTGCGCCTTCAGCAAAAGCAGAATAAATTTCTTCTACTTCTTCGCGAGACATTCTTTGCATTTCAGCAATCATGGCATTCAACATACCAAACTTGCTTTCTTTTACAGGAAGGTTCAGTGAAGTAGTATCTTCGTGGTCTTCTACACCTTTTACCTTAGCAGCCTTTGCAGAACCCTTCATAGCAACCTTAGACTTATTATCGCCTTTTGTTACTGGATCTGCTACTTCAGATGGATCTCCCATTGATGCCTTTACTTCTGCAAGTTCATCAATGTTTTCATCTTCATAGTTTTCGTAATCAGACATGTTTGTTCTCCTTGATTATTGAGAATAATTTACAATTTATTACTTATTTATAATATTTAAAATTTACAAATTATTGATGAAACGTTTGAATAGAAAAAGTTTTTGTTCTTCCAGTTCTTTCACACTCATCTTTTTAACTTCATGCTTAATTTGTTCTGACATCCAGGTTTTTCTATCTGAATCGTAATAGAACTCAACACCTTCCATAATACCCTCTACAAACGCATTTGGTGCAGATGGATCTGCAACAATGTCCGCAGCCGTTGCAAGCATGAAATCATCTTGTACTTCGTTTAAACCATTCTTTTGTACAAGTGATCCCATACCTCTTGAAGAAACACCTAGTTTGGCACCTTCGTCCATCAGATTCTTTACAATAGAACCCATAGGTGTTTCCATAATTTTTGCTTTACCAATAATTTGATTACCTTCTCTACGGAGAGATTTAATCATGTGTGAAACTCTTTCCAGATTGATAGTAGGACCGTCTGGATGACCAAGTTCTCCGTATGCACGATTTTGTTTTACGAAGTTATTGTTGTAACGATTCATTTCGTTTTCAAGCGTAAGCATTGGATACATGCGACCATTTCTGTTTTTAATGTCGCCTTCCATGAATACGCCTTCGATGTAATAGTTTTTCTTACCGTCTTCTGAAGCTTCGGTAAGATACTCTATGTTTTGGTCATAGACTTCCGTAATAAGTTTCATTTTATGCTACTCCCGATCTCTTGTGCATTTTGATTACTAATGACGGTGCAGTTCCACCAGCTGTATTCGCAAATGTTAAATTAGCAGATTCTTCTAAAAAATTATGTTCTAGTCTAAGTTGTTCATCTGCAAAATCGTATTGACCCCAAGAACCGACAGGTGTTTGCCAAACAACATTAGCACCTCTACTAATTGTCCAACCGTCTGTCCATGCAATATGTGCAATAGTCATACTCGCGACAGTTTCAGAAGAGGTGGCATTTGCACCTTCTTTACCTGCGTTTGTGTTAAGCTCTAGACCACCAGCATCGTTTGAACGAATGACGACAATACCGGAACCACGACTACCAGAACTTTGTCTTACAGTAATTTCAGCAGCCATTATTTCGATCCTCTCAGTGCTTTAAATCTCGCAAGACCAACCATCTTTGCTCTTCTCTTTCTCTTTTCTGCATCAAGAGATTGTTTACGAACGTCTGGTTGTGCCTTTGTAGCATAGCTGTTCAGTGTCTTTGGTGACAGTTCATCAAGTTGTTCAACTTCTTCGCTGTAGTTGACTCCTTTCAGTTTTGGCATAGTAACGCCGCGTTCTTTAGCTTTTTTCTTTGCTTTTTGTGCGTCTACCATGTTTTGTGTATAACCTTTTTTAGCCATACGAGGGTCTTGTTTTTCGTGTTCTGCTTTACTTTGTGCAGAGCGTTGTGCTTGATACTTCTTCGCCGTTTTATCACTTACATTCAGATAATGGTCCTTTGCACCATACTTACCGCCGAAAATACCTTTTTTATGTGCGTACTTAGCAGCAGTTCCGACTGCTTCATCAATTTCAGCTTCCTCTTTCATTCTCAAAACTTTAGTGGCACCATCATCCACTTTAGGCATAGCTTTCTGACCTTCGGTTTTATCAATCTTACGATAAGAAGATTTACCGATACCGCCCATATCAAACTTCTTAAGTGGTGATTGTTGTGTCGCATCACCTATGTTGATAGAAGATGGGTTGCCTTTGTGATCATCGTGTTGTTTTGTTGTAATAGGACCAAGTGACTCAAAATCTTTTTCGGTTGCAACATCAACCTTATGCATATCTTTAAATGCTTGATCGGCTTTTGAACGATGATAATCGTCTTTTTCGTCTTTCTTTTTCTTCTGAGTTGCAACACCGTATTCATCAGCGTCAGCTTCAGATAGAATTGACATAAGTTTTAGATAGTTCATTTTTTATTTCTCTTTAGCTTTAAAGCTTACAGTAGGACCTAATGTATTTCTTGTGTTCTTATATCTTGCCAACTTAATCATATCGCTTCTTTTCTTTCTTTTTTCTGCTGGAGCACCCTTTTTAAGAAAGTTATACAAGGTTGCCTTTCTTTCATAACTATTCAATGTATCTGATGACAGTTCATCGAGCTCTTCGACTTCTTCCGCAACACCCTTTGCTTTATTGATTCTATTCACATAATGAGGACTCATTTTTCCATAACCATGTCTCCATGCCATCTGTCTTAGAGCATTTTCATCTTTATCTCCATGATGTTTTGCTAACTCTTCATCAGACATATTTGCCAGTCTCTCTTTGCTTTTAATGACGCTTGCTGGCATTCTACCTTCTTCAATATCCTCGAATTCTTCTTCAACGACCTCATCACCGAACATAGAAGCGCCAACTTCAAATCTTTTTGTTTGAATCGCCTCTAATGAACGAGCAGCAAGTTCATCTTCAATCTTTGAACGAAACTCAAAAGCTTGTCCGCCGATAAGTGCTTCAAGTGCTTCTTTAGTTGACATTGTAATACTCCTATTTAAATATCTATTAATCTATTTATAAAAATTAAGATAACGCCAAGTCTTGTGTTTTTGTCGCAATCTTTTTAAGTTTATCGCCAGCAGCTTGATTCTTACCAGTGTCGATGATATAACTCCAAACTTCTGTTGCTGTCAATGATGTATTTGATGCAGCAACGGCATCAGCCAGTTCAACAAGTCTTGTGCCTGCTGCGGTACCAGAAAGTACTTCGGCCCAGACCGCATCAGCAATACCAGCAATATCATCAGAACCGAGTGATAGTGCTGGTAGTATTGTTTCTACCAATGTAGATGTGTTCAAGTTAATTGTAATTGTCCATGGATTTAATGTTGGTACAAAAATAGGTTCACCTTCACGAGTAAACACATTACCTGTAACTGTAAGAGAATGATTACCTTCCCATGTACGCATACGCCAACCGTTTTCTAGGAAGAATGTAGTACCAAGAACACGGTCACCAGGTAGAGGATCGCCACCGATTGAATTTAATGCTTGTTCCCATTTCAAATTAACTTGATTCGGATCTAATATCCATTCTTTCCATGCACTATAAACATCAACACGAAAATCTAATTCTGTTATACCTTCATTCACAATGATGATTTTGTTAAGACCATCAAAGGTGACTTTTTGTTCACCAAGGTATAGAGGAGGATTGTAGTCTCCCCAAAACTGCCAGTTACTATAATTGAAGGTTAGCGAAGACATTTATTGATTGATTTCTTTCCAAGACAACATGACCTTTACATCAATATCATCAGTGGTTAAGTTGGATGTGTTCGCAGGAGTAATGGGCTTCGCAAGAATGGTGTAGTTTAATTGTGTCCCAAAATATCCAACCATGGTTCCACCCGATGTATAGGTTAGCGTCGTAGTGTCTACTGGACTCGTAAAAGCAGCATCAGTATAGAGTTGTGCAGTTTGAACACCGTTAATTTTGAGGTAGTATGTATTGCCATTTAGTAGGGTACTCATTGTTCCCACTACGCCATCAATGACAATAGGCTCATCTTCACGATGAAGATGGAATGGATGCGTAATCGTTACCTGAGCAGGATTCGCAGCAGTGATTGCCGCAATGTTACAAGTTCTTGTACCACCAATTTCCGAATAGTTTTTAAAAGCCTGAGTAGACATAGATGCGTCAGGAATATCCATATTGATTCGATTATGACCGTTGATATAAGCAGCCATAATATGATATCCACTTGGTCCATAATAAGTAGCGGCAGTGTCTATCTCCACTGTATTGTCGGGATTGTACTGTTCGACAGGTTGGCGGTTCATTCCCGAAAGAACTGGTTCTGCGTAAACCTCTAATTCGATTCTAGCATCGTTACCACTAGCATCAAAAGCCATTACATCAAGGTCTGATGGGTAATAAAGCGATCTATTGTAATTCGTTCCAGTGATAAACTCTTCAGGAGATAGAGTAGCAACGTATAAATAATCGCTTGTCGATGAACCCTCTGGAATGGTTTTATCCATAGTTGCAAGAGCAACTCGACCATGAGTTTGCGGATCGATTGTAGTTTCCGATGCCACCATCGCACAGAATGCTCTAAATTCAGCGGTATTGCCTATAACGCCATCGTTATATTGAACATAACAAACAGGTAATGCGCCAGTCGTGGTGATAGAAACATTGGATTGATTTGCGTTACGAACCTCGTGCATAACGAGGCGCTCGCCTCTTTCGTTGTAACAACCAAATCTTGTTCTACCTGCGCCTAACCACTGAACGTCTATCCAGTAGATGTTATCTTTCGTTAAATCGATGTTAAATCCACTAGGATTGTTATCATCACCGCTACCATCCAAGGTGTCTACGTTAAAATCGCTCTGATTCACCGTGGTATTCACCACAGATCCAGTAACTTTACTGCGTATGTTGATGCCAAATGTGCCATCAATTTGAACAAACATGAAACCGTCTTCAGAGTCAAACATTCCCCATCGTCTTTGTAGATTTGTTTGACCTGCGCTCATGGCTACCGTTCCAACAAATGTATGAGACGAACCAGGAAAGTAGTGATGGTATGTGTTAGTCGTATGTGCAATTAAATCGCCGCTGGCGGTTGTATTTGTAATCAGAAGAGCATGTGGGTTCGGATCCCAGGTAGCAGTGGCATTTCCGACGATCCTTGTGCTGAATTGTGATGGAAGAATATCGTTGGCAAATATATAGTCTCCGAGTATCGTCGCATTAGATACTCGGAGTTTACCGAAAGCGTCAAGTTGTGGTGCGCCTTCAGCGAATCGAGTGTAGAGAGAACCAAATCTATCAACGTTCGTCGCATAGGTTGAGTTATCTTTACCTACAATCGATTGACCGTTGATATATACGCAATAAGGTGAGCCATTTGTCTGAGCTACAATCGTTCCTGATGCATCGCCTTCTCGAATATCATTACCAGCGATTGGGTCAGGCGATTCAAGGTAATTTTGATCTGCCGCAATGTCATAAACGATATAACCAGTAGTAGAAGTATCAACGACAGCCCTGTGAAGCCGAATTGTAATAGGAGTAGCGCCACCAGTTATCGTATAAGTGATGTCTCTTTTCCAAACGTAACCAGGAGTAAGACTAGTGTATGCCACTTCCTGTGTGTGCAGCAATAGAATTCTATCGCCTGTACTTTCAGGTGGTATTCTTGTATATTTGCGTTCACCTGCCATTTACTTTACTCCGAATTCTGTTTTAAAATATTTATTCATATATTTATAATCAAGGATTACTGTAAACTCGATCTATGATTTGTGAAACTTGTAAAGATTGTGTGCTGTTTTCCAATGTGAAGTTAACACTTAAATATTGATATCTAGCTGGACTCAATATTGGATCACTTAACACCACTACACGAATAGGTGTGTTTGTTCCGTCATGTGAATAGGTTGCTGTAAATCTTCCTGTATTGTTAGGATCAGTAGCAGTAGTCATACCATTTAATCCGACACTACTGGTCGTGACAGTTTCAACTCCTGCAAGTTCTACACCATCCGAAACTCTAATAAGTCTAACTTCACTCGAATCGACTATATTTGTTACAGTAAAATTGAAAGAAGATGTTATTGTAGTAGTAGAAGATGTTCCATTTCTATAAGAAGATGAATTTAGTTCTCCACCAACTTGACTTATCTGGACATCATTACCCGAATTATTATATATTGCAGCATCTGTAGAACCAATTGTATTATTATAACCCGTAAAGATATTTTCATTAGAAATTTCAGTTAAATCTCCAGCAGTTGTGGTAATTTCTAAAGCATGACCATCACTAAATTCAAATGTGCTAAAATCAATATTATCTAAATCCACAGTTTTCAGATAAGCTTCTCCATCAGCAGTATTTGCATTGATAACAGTGTTTCTTAAATAAACAGAAGAACCAGCAGTAGTGGATTGTACATATTCATTTCCATCAATTAAGAAAGTTGAAATAACCTCTGTGCTTGAACTCTCTGCACGAATAATATCTGAATTAGTAAGGGTGCATCCATAAGAATTGAAAGAATCTATATTAGAGTTAGCAGTTAGATACCATCTTAATCCATTAATATTAGCATCTGATTGAATCAGAACACCCTGAGAACCAGTTGCATCTGTACCTGTTCCAGACTTCACTCCCCATGTTGTATTAATAATATTTGTTGCGCTTCCCACAACTTCTACACCATAGTAACCATCCGAAAGGAACGGCGCTGTTTGCCATAAGAGAGATTGGTTAGTATCTGTAAATCCATGAGTAACGCTATCTGTGCTATTACCAATTCTTATTGGCACAGAAGAAACATATGCACCACCGTCAGAAGTTCTAAAAGTACCCCATAAATTTGTTTCACTAGCACTTTGAATATCTGCAAAAGTCCAATCAACTGATCCTGTATTTTGTCCTTCTACAAGAAGACCAGGCGTTCCAGACGGCAATCTCCATATTCCATTCAACCAAGTATTATCAACGTTTCTGGGCATTGTTCCTGTTACACCAGTAATACCTACATGTTGAATTGCAGTTGTGGCAGGAGGAGTTCCTCCAGTATTCGATGGACTAGCAGAGGCTACTTCAATATCAACAACAAAATAAACCCAACCACCAGCAAAAGCAGTTGGCCAAGAATCTGATCCACCAACGTAAACTTCAAAAAAGTCAGAAGTGGATGGACCCGTAAATCTTACAGTAAATCCACCAGAGGCAATTGGGTTCAATCGACCTACAATACCACAGTTGGCTAATAAGAGAAAAGTATTATTGGACCAGTTTTGTGTAGCACCAGCATTAAATAAAATTGTTCTTACAGAGTTCGTAAAGTTTTCTGCGACACTATTCGATCCCTGATAAAAAATTTCGTTATCGTCAGAAATAGAAGTACCAACATAGTTTGAGGCTGCTGTTGCTAAATCAACCACTGTTCTGTTATCTAAAATCGCCATTACATGCTCCTATCCCAACTTAGAACAGAATATGTAACCCAATTAAACATATTATCATTTGTAGAAGTTGGTATATAGACTACATCACCATCATCTGTGCTACTCATGTCACTATTATTGGCACCAAAAATGTAACAACATGTCTCTGGATGAGTAAAATCTTTTAGATTTATTTGTCCAGGCATAGTTGTTGAATTTTGCGGAGATAGAAAAACACGTTGTTCTACTATCTCATTGTAACTGGATATGAGTATTGGAGTAACAGCCTGAAAAATTTTATAATTTAAAAAACTATGTTCAGAGTCTATACCCAAGATATAGATTTTATCTGGACGAAAGTTATTAAGACTATAACTCCATTGATTATAGAAAAAGTTTGAATCGTCTTCTTCATGAGTAATACAAACGGAAAACGTCATTTATCACTCCGCTAAAAACTGTGGATCAGACTGCACACCCTCATCTAACTGAGTTTTCAAAGATAATAGTTGATCGAGCTCGAAGTTCCACGAAAGGGAGTCTGGATCGACTCCCGCCGTGATTTTTTGGGACTGTACTAAGTACATCACCTCATCTGATGACT